CATATTTATGTACTCGAATCCCATATTGATTTATATAATCATATGCATTACCGGCTACATGCGGTCTTTCATCAATAACTGTAATTTTATGACCAGCTTCTGCTAACATACGAGCTACTGTTGCGCCAGCAAAACCGGCACCTACTACTAGAATATTCATGCTAATACCTTTCTTAGCTCATCCTGCTGAATACCTTTATCCAGCGGGTGTGTAGTATATATGGCTTGTTTTTGGGCCTCAGCTATATCTTCTAGCTGTCTATCTGACATCATAGTTAATTCATATGCTTTAAGAGAAGCAAGCTCGTCATCGTCATAATAAAGAACCATTTCTTTCCAGTCACCGATTAGAATAGAACCTGCATCTGCTACTTGTAATGGCCGTGCTCTCCACCATCCAGATCCTGCATGAAAATAACCAGGCATAAGCACGCCCCATTGTTGACCGTATATGTTTACCATTTCTGGCTCAATTACACGGTCTTGACCATCTTTACGAGAACCGTATTTCTTAAGTTCCCAATCACCAATGTTCTGATCTTTAATCCACTTTTTAGTTTTATCTTGAATAAGACCAGCATAATTAAATACCTTTGCTTTTTCATCAAACATAGGATTAAAATTAGACTGTAGATTAATATGATATGGATTTGGATTAAAAGAAAATAGCAATTCTTCTGGATAATCAATTAGTTTATTGAGTTTTCCACCTGCAAATGCGCTAATTAACATGGGATGCTTTTTATTTGAAATTATGGCTAGGCCTTTATTAAATACGCTTTCGTATTCTTCAACATTGTCAGGAATATGCTTATGACTATCTTTAACAAACTGCCTAAACATTTTGCCGTCTTCTTGCAAACCCATCAAGCCTTTATAAATGCTATCGGTTTGCCAATCATCAAATGCAAGAATAACATTATTTTGTCTTGTACCAAGTAACCATAGAGCATTATATACAAATCCAGCAAAACCTGAAGGATTATGAATGTAGCAAATTACTTTATCATATGAACTAAGATCTTCACCAATAGTAACAATACGCTGCTCAACAGTATGTCCCATATCACGAAGGCATGCTACTAGAGAAACATGCGATGGCATAACTTTTAACTGAGAAGTTTTGTAAAAGTTTTCAGTGCATTGCTGCTTATTCATACCCGTAATTAATATTTTCATAACAAATCCTTTTTCAATTTTGTATATTATATCATATTACAATGCGTTTGTAAACGTTTAATTTCTTTTTTTAATTCAATAATTTCTTTTGTCAATCGCATATTATTGTATTCAATACTGACGCCGAGCTTAGTATCTTCTTCACGCATACGTCGTTTCATATAGTCTTCATGGCTTTCATATTTAGGATAACCCTTTTCAGCTGTAGGCTCATGCTCATATGAACTCATAGTTTACTCCTGCTTCTCTAAACATACTTTGGGTAAATTCCCAAGATTCTTTCCAGTGATCAGGTACTTCTTGTGTTGGCATTACAACTCTTTTAATACCAACTTGTATTATTCCCTTTGCACAATCTGAACAAACTGGTAGTCCATGAACGTACAATGTAGAATCATTTAAAGATACTCCATTGTACGTAGCATTATATATGACATTCATTTCAGCATGAACTACCAGTTTGTATTTAAGATTTCTATCACTATATCTACTAGGATTATCTCTTATTCCTCGAGGAAATCCATTGAAGCCTTGCGCGAGAACCTGTCCCTTCGATCCTACCGCAACTGCGCCAATTTGGCGAGACGGATCTTTGGACCACGTCGAGACTTGTTCTGCTAGCGCAAGGTATCTCTTATCCCATTTACTTGACAAGATCAAAGTGCCTTTCATAGACATGTAGATTTTGTACTTGCCAAGTCATGAAGCCAACTTCAATACCTAGATCTTTAGCAAGTGTTTGCATTACAAACTGCTGCCAAGCATAATCATTCTTATATCCATACACGACATCATTAGAGCGCATTTGTACAACAGACTGTAATTCATCATTGCGTATATAATAAGTGACAGCATTAGTGCATATAAAATCGTTCTTACCATTTTCATTATATTCTATCCAAATACTAGGGCGCTGATAAACCATAGAAGCGCGTCTAGAATCAGGATTTGATTCTAACTCAGCAACTACGTTATCATACTGACGATAATATTTATCGTCAAAAACTAGTTTGCCATAATTAGAATTAATTTCACCATGGTCATTTGATGTATATTGCCATGCTGCAGGTGGCGCCTTATCTTTTGGGTAATTTGGCCATTTATAAATGTCGTTAACATTAGTTGAGCCAGAAAGATACCAATCGATTTCAGCTTGAATGTATTCGTCATTAGGTGTACCAAAGATAGAAGCTTCGTCTGCCATAAATGAAGCACCAATCAATTCAATTGTTTTTAAATCATGACGATCTACAGTATATACTTCATCTTGTAGTTCACCAATAAAATGTTTACGAATATCACTTACTGTTTGCATTACTAATTCTTTCTCTTAATCCGCTAGACGAGAACCTATGATCTCTTCGATTAAAATATAATTCAATATCACGAGCTTTACAAATATCTCTACCTGTAAATTCTTTATGTCTATATTCTTCTCCAAGAATACGCACATTAAATTGCCGCATTTGCAATATATCTTCTAAATCTGTTTCATGTAAATACGGAATAATTTCATCAACAAATTTAACAGCTTCAAGTTGAGTATATCTCTCAACTACTGTTTGCACAGGTTTATTTTTTTCTGGTCTATCCACACTAGGATCAATTTGCAAAGCACAGATCAAATATTCACATTGTGATTTAGCTTCACGCAGCATTTCAATATGACCTGCATGCAAAAGATCAAACGTCGATGCCGTTATCCCTACTTTCATTACTTATCCTTTTTGGTCTGTTAAGAAAATCACGTGATGGATCTTGACCATCAATACCGTTATTCATATATGCAGCAAAGAAAGATGCATAGTTAATTAGATCGACACAAGAATCTTCAAGCGATTCAAAGTTAGGATCGTAATTAGGATCTTGTTCCATTGCTTCAAGAACAGATTGCATACGAAGAACTTTAGAAGAAATGGTATCAAGAATAGATGCACACCCACGCGGATAGTACATCGCTTGCCTAATTCTAGAATTAGGATTTTGATAATCATTACCTTTCTTTGTTTGAACTTCTGCAGCTTTCTGCAGGATTTTAAGAGACTCTTTCATCTACTAACTCCACTTCTGTACCATATGACCAATGGCCATTTTCTAAGTCTATTATAACACGATCTAGTAGATTTGTAAACATTTTATCTACTTCAACGCCATATTTTTCACCGGCTTTTTCACAAAGTTCGATGCGCTCAATTTTAGTTTTACCATATTTAGACATGACGTAATCGCCGATTTGAAATGTATTTTTCATTACACAATCCCCGCATTTTTCAATTTATTATAGGCTTGAGTTACACGTTGAGTTTCGTGAAAGCCTCTTTGCATTTCATCAGCCAACCAGGCCACTGTCCTACCATAGAAGTTTTCAGCACGATCTTTAAAGATCTTTTTTGCGGTTTCGATTTTCATTAATTTACACTCCATCCAAAGTTGTCTGCCAAGAAATCATTGCCTTTATCTTCAGCAATAGCTATACAAATAGCTTCGCGAACAATAGTATCAAGATTGTCGAGATACTTAGCAGCAGTTGGGATATTAACACCCTTGCTTTCAGTAATGAAGTTATATACAACTTCAGCATCGTTAGCATCCTGTGCGTACATATCAGCCATATCTTCTTTAATAGCCCAATCGCTTTTAGCTTGATTTTTATAGCTTTCGATAAGTGCTTTAAGATTTTTCATTGTAAAGGCTCCTCTTCCTTTTTGATTTTATAGATATATTATACACTATTCTGGCGTAAATGTACACTAAAAAATGCATTTTGTTTTCATTTGAAATCAATTACTTAGAATTTTTTTGAATTTTTTTCCATTCCAATGATAGATTCCTTCATGCTTATATTCAGTTTCTTTTCTATTATTAATAAAAATATACACAATATCCGGATAATTTCTCCAGGTTTCTAATTTGGCTGATTCACATCTAGCCAATACGTATGGCACGTTACCTGTATGTTCAGTAACTTTAACTTCAACCGAATCACCTTGAGGGTCAATTAAATCTTTATATGGACGTAAGTCGTCTTCCCATCCAGTTTCGATTAAATATTGTTCAGGAGCATGACCATAAAGACATGTTTCATAAATTGTTTGCAAGCTTCTACCTCTCGCAGTAGATGACTTACTATGAATAGCTTTAGCTTCTTTCATAGCTCTATCTCGCCATTCAGAAGTAGATTGCAAATCTTTTATATTAAAGCTCATATCCATATTAAATATGTCAGATATTTTTGTATACGTATTCGAGTGCACGATCTGCTTCCTTATCTAGTGGTCGATTTTCATACCAATTACCAGTTTCTTGGTCTAGTTCTCTACACATAACAGCAATTTCATTTGCAGTAATTGGATAACTTTTACTTATAGCGTTGCCCGCAAGAGCAATCATGATTTGATACATTTTATGATACCAACCAGTATTTGATATAAGTCTATATTCTGATTCTAGTCTACGAGGAAAAAACGGACAATCTCTATATGAAGACCAATGGAAATTAGTGTTATCCATTTTTGATTTACGGTGTTCAATAATCTCGGCTTGCATATTTTCTGGTAAACGATCGAAGAAAGAACTACCGGTTTTTTTCTCAGCCATTGGATGCTTTTTTATTAATTCAGATGGATTAATAAAATTACCGTTACTATTACTGAATATAAAGTTATTAGCGCCATCGTACTTTGCAGGGATGTAATACATTCTAGATAAGTCTTTAGTCTGCTTGTCTCCGAGTTCGTCGAGTTCTGATTGTAGAGCGTACCAGAATTTTTTAATGGTGTCGTTTCCAACCGATACCGTAAGTGGAAAGACGATCCTAAACTTTGGCGAATCGATCGTACTGCTAGCAGTAGAATAGCACACCCACCTATAATCACCGAAACGCTTAACCAGTTCATTTTGTAAATCTCCTTCAAACTCAAAGTCATCAACATCAACTGCACACCAGCCAGCCCATTCAACTACGTTTTTATTTGCTCTAGTTGTGTTAGGCAAATACGTAGCAGGTGATATAAGTTCAGCATCTTTTTTAGATTTACGTTCAACTTTCGAAAGATCATACAAAACTTTCTCAAAAGCATCAAAGCTTTCAAGTTTTACAGATCTATTAGTTTTATTATCAAAGATGCTTTTAAATAGCGTCGCTGAGATTTCCATGATTATCTCCGTGATCTGGTCCAACCCATCCATTAGGTTTGATTAGATCTGGCAATCCAAGAGGATTAGGTCTACTTTCTTTTACACCAACTTCTTTATTCATATTAGCATCAAATACTTGATTCCAGGCTTTGTGAGAGTCAATACCGAATGCGTCTAAAGTACCAATAGCAATAACACATAAATCGATAAGGCCATCAACCAACTCTTCTGCATCGTCATTTCCTAGTGCCTCTCTAGTTTCTCCCAATTCTTCTTCTAAAAACTTAATCCTAAACTCTAAAAATTTTCGCATAAGTTCTTTATTATCTTTGTTGGCCTTCATCCAATCATGCACACCGTATTTATTGTGCATATCATGCATGTCTTTTACCCAATCTTTACTCATATTTTTCTCCATCATTTAATATATTATACACTATTTTTATTGATTTGTACACAGTTTATTACGAAAAGAAATCTTCTAAGGTTGCCTGCTCTTCAGCTGACCAGCCAACAGAATTAAGAATAAAATTAAGAGGCTCTAAGAAAGTTTTTTCAAACTGTTTATCATAATCGATATATTTGTGAAGTTGCATTTCACTAGGAAGATGCATGGGAAACGAGATAACATTTTCTTTTATATGATTAGGAAGTTTTAGATACGCAAATTTAATCTTATCACCATTACTAATTAGTTCATAGCGATCAGTTAGTTTTCTAGACTTTGCTTCTTTGTTGTATAGAAGTGATCCGCGCACGTGAATAGGAGTACCCTTTTTATAGATAAGTTTTCTATCACTCCAGTCAGTAATGTTAGACACGCCTCGAGGAAACGCTACTTCTTCTGGAGGTAAAGACTTAAATTCATTTTTAAATTTTTGAATAAAATCTTGTGTATCAGACTCTGTGCCTGAAATAATAATCTTAAATATTTCTTTGAATTTACTACGACATATTTCTGGCGTAGAAGACTTAATTGCTTCAATACCCATGATCTTAAGCTTAGGCTCTTCGTATTGCACGCCTTCACTATTATGTACATTAAGAATATATCTTTTCTTTGCTGTCCAAATACCTCTATCAGCAATCACCTCTCGTTCCATTACCATGCGATTCTCGAAACAATTCATTTCCTTAAATATTTTTTCTAGATCAGAAGCTAAGACCTTATTGAAATGATTATTGCACGCATCATCGAGAAACTTAATAGGGTCTTTAGGATTAAATTTTTCTACGAATGCTTTGAAGTTAACGTAGATTGAATCTGTATCAATTGCGATTACATAATCTTCATTGTCAGTTTCTAGAAGTTTATTTAGTTCTCTGTTAATAGCAGCTTCACATGTTTTAATTACATATTGACCTGTAAGAGTAATACCTTCAGCAACGCGAAGATCAAAATATCGATACCATTTATTACCAATGGCACCAAACAAAGAATTCATCAGAATCTTAACGGCCATTTGCTTGTTATTCAGTGACGCGATTTGTTTTTCTATTTCTTTAGTACTACCCTTTTGCTGCTGCTTTTGCCATTCGATCATTTCCTTTTTGACTTCTTTACGTTCAGCATAATATTGCTTAACTAGTGTAGGAAATACACCTTCACGACTATTATCAAAACCTACACCATTAGCAGCCTTTGACATATTAGTACCATTCATAGTTAAAGTCTCGGGTGACATATTCCACTGAGCAATAATATTAGGATACAGTGAATTCAAATCGAATGAAACTACCCAATCATGAGCACCGACTTGTGGCTCTTTAACGTAACCTCCAGCAAATTTAACATTGATTGCTTCACGCTCTCTTCTTGGTGGAGGACCTGGAATAACAATATTACGTTTAGCCAGTTCACGATAAATAATTGAATCCCATATAGCAGTAGTACCAAAAATGTCTGTAAAATTAACTCCAGCTTTGTATGCTAGAGTAAAGCCTAGACCAATAAGATCTAGTTTTTCATCCATACGGTCAATTAGTTCAACGTCTTTAATATTGTAGTCAATATAAAGCTGATGGTTTTCTTTGTAAAGATTTTTAAGGGAACCATACTCAGCATATGAAAGTTTCTTTTCGCCGAGTACTACATGCGAGATATGATTAAGTGCATATGATTCTTGAGGACCATATGAATATCCAAACTTTTGGAATAAATCAAAGTAATCTAATTGAGAAATGCCAGCAATTTGTTGAGTTGTCATTGTTTTATTTTTAAATGCAACTGTCTTAGGTCGTAAGATACCCCATGGTGACATTTTACTTACAACTGATACACCAAATAATTTAGTAATACGATTAACAATGTATGGAATATCAAACATACGGATATTCCAACCAGTTAAAACTTCTGGATAACTACTCATCCAGTATTTCATAAATTTTTCTAAAAGTTCATATTCATCTTCACATCGATGATATCTAATATGTAAATGTGTATGAGGAGATTTACTTACATCGTATTCACCACATCCCCATACTTCATAAAATGATGACTTTGTGGATTTTACGGTAATAGCTGTAATAGGATGAGCCGCTTGATCAGGCTCAGGAAATCCTTCTTCTGAGTGAACCTCAATATCTAGATTAAGTACATTAATTAATCCGGAATTAAATTCAATATCTTTTGGAAACTTACTCTGAATAAATTGCCAAAGAACACGGTCTTGGCCATAGTATTTAAAATTACTTACACCTTCGTATCTATCAACGAAGTCTCGCATTTCGCGTGCAGAAGTAAATTGGACAGGTGCAACAGGAGTACCGTCAAGCGCTGTCCAATTTGTTTTTTTATCTGTTGGCATGTACAAAGTAGGAGTAAGCTTATACTTTGTCATGACTGGTACGCCGTTATGGTTATAACCGCGATATAATACTGAGTTACCGTAACGATCGTAATTAGTGTAAAAAGACATATAACCTCCAAAACATAGTATATTATATCAAACTTTGAAGCAAATGTACACTACTTTATACGATCTTTCTCATTCTTTCTACTAAGCGATCAGCTCTATTGGTAACCTGTCTATACCAACGAGAGTCTACCATTTCATTAGCTGCAGCGTTCCAATCACCCGCATCTACTCCACGTTTCATTCCAACAAATTTAGAAAGTCTTGGACGTCCCATGTTAAAGAGCATATTTGCAATGATGAGTTGGGCTTCTCCAGGTAAATTGTCGAAGTCCTCGTACAGTTTCCTACATTCGTCAATGACGATTGCAACATCTGTATCGAAACACGCATTGACTCTATCCTCACTGACTGGCGTTCCAACAGCCATGCCATGTTCTGGATCTGTATCCAAGACCAAGTGACCGATGCCAAAAGTAGGAAGCCCAAGATGATCGAGATAAATCTCATACTTTACTCCCTCGTCAACCTTTAATTCTTCTCGTAATTGTTCTAAATCCATTTTATCTATCCACTTACATAGTTATTTTTAGGTCTATACCAATTCTTTTGATTATGTATTTTACCTAATAGTTGTTGTATTTCTTTCGCTTTTTCTGGATCTAAACTGTGCAAATACCTTAAAGACGTTTCAATTAGATGTACATCTTTTATATCTAAATTAAATTTCTCATTAGGTTTTACCATTATTTTTCTCCTAAAGGAAAAAGGAGCAAGAGATTTGCTCCTTTTAATATTTATCCTAGAAAATCATTTTCTTCTTTAGCGTATGGCCACATTTCACAATTGGCCTAAGAGAGCCTTTAGTTTCTTTTTTGATTTACCCATTGCTTTAGCTTTAGCAATTGTATCTTTATTAGACACATCATCACCGACTACAACAAGGCCAATCATGCCCATGCCTTTGTGCGGTGTACACCAATAATAGTAAATACCAGGTACTTCAAAAGTCATAGAAACTTCTTTACTATTCTTAGACTTCTTTGGAAGAGCTGCTCCATCAGGTCCTGCAATCATTTCTACATTGTGACCTTTCGAAGCGGGTACCCACGTAACTGTATCGCCTACAGAAACACGAGCAATCTCTTCGCTATAGACCATCTTGTTACCATCAGCATCTTTGTTAAGCATTTCAATAGTAGTTGCATTAGCAACCCCTACAGTAAACATAACAGCAAATGCTGTTAGATAAAAAGCTAGTGTTTTCATTACAGCTTAAACCTTCCGTGTGTAAGTTCTCTTTGCCGCCGCTCTAAGTCGACTAGGTCAGATGAGTTAGCCAAATACTTTTCAATTTGTTTTTGTTGATAGGACATGTTTGTTCTAGTAAATAGATCTCTAATCCAGTTAATCATCTGCCGAATTCCTCTTGAATATCTTGGATGGTTTTCTGATTTAGATCACTTAACAGGTTCCAATATTCATCGTGCCTATACTCGCCATAGCGGCAAAGTTGTTCGGCAATATGTCTATTGGCTTGTGTTTGACGAGCGATCATATAACCGATCATCATACCTTTGAAAGTGTTCTTAACTAGTCCTAATACCTTCTCAAGAATCTTCGTTGAGAAGCTCAGGCTTTGTAGTGTTAAGGTTGTCATTGTTTTCTACCCCGTTTGTGATTAAGATTTTACGGGGACGCTTTTCATCAGGGATAACTCGCTCTAGGCGAATTGCTAATAGACCGTCCTGAAGATCTGCTCCTTTAACTTCTACAAATTCAGAGAGTCTAAATGATCTCTCGAATTTACGACCGCTGATTCCCTTATGTACATACATTTCTTGATTACGTCTTTGATCGCGATTACCTTTTACAGTAAGAATACCATCATGCATAGTAATATCAATATCAGATTCTTTGAAACCAACAACTGCTAGTTCAATCAAATATCGATCGTCTGCTAAATGTACGACGTTATGTGGTGGATAATGGTCTTTCTTGTGGGACTGAGCCATACGCTCCAGATCATTAAAAATATGATCGAATCCTACAAATGCACCACGCGGGAAAGTAAGTGTGTTATTAGTCATATTGACCTCCAATAAGCAAGGTTGTAGATGGACCCGCACAATGCGGCATCCTATATTATATATAGTACTTTTTTTTTAAAAGTACATAGTTATATTAAAATTAAATATGTTCTCCGCCAGGATCATGTGAATCAAGGGTAATTTTTTTTCCATCAATCCACATATATTGGCGCGTGCGACTTACACTGTGATAACCAGTGCGCAAATTAAAAACTGATGGATTACGTTTAGCTGTTTCAAATGTTCCTACTGTAAGGCATATGCCTGCTAGTAAGGCAACATGTGCAATTGCGCTAATTCCAAATACTGTCCAGCTACTAACAATAAATCCAAATATAATGCACCACATCCAAGCCAGGACCTGAAGTACCATATGTCTGGCGTTAAGATCTGGAATGTGACGCAGAGGATTAACATTGGCGTTCATTACAGAATTCCAAGTATTTACAATAGTTTCTCTCATTGAATATACTCCTTTTTCAAATATTAAATTAGTAGGATAATGTGCTTCTACATTATCTTTAAATTCTATGGCATCATATAAGCCATAGAATTTTTGAGTTATCTTATAATCTCTAAAGTATGCTGTTACTTTATACATTAAAAGAATCTTCCTATCAGTGCTACTATAACTTGATATAGACCCCATCCGAGACAGAATGCAAGCGTCGCAAAGAGAAACATCTCAATACTATCGGTATTATGCCACCACTCTATAATTTTTTTCACGATTTATTACCAATGTTATATTTAGGACAAAGTTCCCAATTAGATTTTTCTTTGTAAGGAATGATCTTAATCTGTCTAAGTGGTGCCAATGGATGTGTACTTTCTTTATTCACAATTGAAAGTAAACCCCAATCACTCATAAGAGTTGCAATTGTATTTCTGCGTGCAAGATCATTTTCTTCTAAGTTAGACTTTTTACCATCAAGTAAAAACAATTCCTTAAAATGCACAATAAAATATCTACCTTGTTTATGCAAGATATGACACGACTGATATAGCTTGTTGTCTTTTCTTGACGCTACACCGATGCGAGTTAGAGTTTCTTTAATTTTAAGGAAATCATCTGGCTCGTTTAGAGTTACTTCCAGCATATCGCCTGGAATCCACTCAATTAAATTATTTTCTTCCACCTTTGTAAACCTTCTTCTTCAATAAGTCTAGTTGCTTTTTTGTGAGAAGGGACAAGGCTTGGCGAGCTTTTTCATTGCTGTAACCATAATAAGCTTTGACTACTTCCACATCACCGAAAGTTTCAGGTTTAATCCATTTGGAAAACCGTTTCTTCTTTCTAACTATATTTATAAAAAAGTCAAATTGTAAACGGTTATCTAGATGGTGGTTGATATTCATTTCGTTAGCCATAAGTACAGTGTCATTAAAGTAAGATAGACTACGATTAACCATAAAAGAGTTATATTGCTTTTCGGTGATGTCATCTACCATAATATCCTTTTTAGTAGTATTGATGGCGTTAATAAATTCAAACGGATTAAGCGAATTCGACATTAGCCATAATCTCCGTCATACATGCAACCACATTTAGTTCATGATCTGCAACAAATGCATTCTTATATTGATAGTCAGCAAGGATAAGAACAAGTTGTGGAATAGATTGTGGTTGAACCTTATCTGACATATCATCATATACAGCTCTAAAAATTGCTGAAGCATCGGTATCAATATTATTGACAACCCATGAACGCATCTTCTTAAACTCTTTGTCCTTTAGATACTTAAATAAATCAGAATAATTGCTGCTACGATTATTGTTAACCACATTAGCATCGATTTTACCAGTGACAGAAAACCTTTGAAGCTCATTAAGTACTCTTCTCCAATCAGGCGCATATTTCATTATGAGATCGGCAAGGGCGTGACTATCAAAAGATACTTCTTCTTTGTATAGAATACTAGCGGCGTGGTCCATAAACTCACCGCATAGTTGTACCATATCTTTTTTAGTTGTATTGAACTCATAAACACCACAACGAGAATGAAGTGGTTCAATAATACGATTCTTAAAATTACAAGTTAAAATAAACCGGCAATTGTTTGCAAACTCTTCGATAAAACCGCGAAGAGCTGGCTGTGTTGATTGAGGGTTTAGATAATCGGCTTCGTCAAGTATAACTACTTTGACTCCACCTTGCAGGGAAACAGAAGAAGCAAACTGTTTAATCTTACCACGAAGGGTGTCAATATTGCCTTCTTCAGAACCATTAATTACAATGTAATCAAGGTCTAGTTCATTACACAGAGCTTTAGCTACTGTGGTTTTCCCGAGACCAGCCGTACCGGTGAAAAGCATATTAGGCAATTCACCGGTATCAACTAGACTCTGGAATGTTTGCTTAAGGCCATCCGGTAGGATAGTTTCAGCAACTGTACGAGGACGGTACTTCTCGACCCAGAGAAAATCATTCATTTACAAACTCCATAACAAAAAATAATTATATCACGTATTCACGAGTTTGTAAACCTATTCTGTAGCTGCATCCTCATCCATCGCGACTTCAACATTAACTTCTTCGTCATCAACTTCCATCGCATTATCTTGAGTCATTTGCTCACAAAGCTGGATGACTTGAATACATTGGTCGCGAAGTTGACCGATAGTCGAAAGCTCTTCACCTTTAAAGCCACCACGTTGTGTGACAGCATCAATAACTGCAACCATTGAACGGCTGCTACGATTTGCAAGTTCTTGCAATTGTTCTACATTTTCAGACATATTTAAACTCCAAATTTAGACGTCTTTTCAAGTGCAATCCAGTATGTGACATCGATGTCTTTGTTTTTGAATTGCGTGATTAGTTTGGAAGAAATCTCAACATCATAATCGCCAGGCAGGATCTTAAGATTTCCAATATTTAGGATAAAGTTAAAAACAGCATCCTCCTTAAAGTCACCATCAATATCGATTGAATACGAGTTTGAGGTGTAGTTCTGGCTATCAACCACAGAAAGACTTAAGATACCATCTTTGCCAGAAATAGATAGTTCACTATGACCAAGAGTAGATGCTGCACGCTTAAGCTTATTTAATGTATCATTATCAAGCACAAACTTTAGATCTGCTTCAGGCATAGTAATGTCTTTTTGTGGGGTTGTCAAAGTATCTTCAGAAGAGAAGAAGTATTTGACTTTTGATCTACCAGTTGAATCACCGACAGTAACATGCTCATCATCAAATTTTAGACGAGGAGTATCTACCAATGATAATACACCGATAAATTCATTGAGATCGTAGATCCCAAATTTCTTTGTAAATTCTTCAGTAATATTAGCTCGAGCTAATACATTTCTAGCTTCACTAATTGTCTTCAAGCTTTGACCTTGGTTAATAAGAATGTTCTGATTAATGCCAGAAAAATTCTTAAGGACTTGAAGAGTACCGTCACTTAATTCCATAATATAACTCCATGTTTCATTATTAGTATATTATAATACAGTTCCATAGGAATGTACACAGTTTTATTTGATTTTACTAAAGTTTTTCTCTTTAATAAATTCAATCTTAGAATTAAATTTTCCATCTAAGATTTCACCTTTATGCGAGATAACAAATATATTGGTATCACTACCTAAAGTATTTAAGATCTTTAACAGATTTTCAACACCATCATGATCTAGAGAAGAATCAAATGTCTCATCAAGAAGCAATAGATTAGTAGCTACTGAATTTTTCATTTTAGCAATTTGTCTCCACGTAAACAGAAGAGCCAAATCAATTCTTTGCTTTTCTCCTTCAGAAAATGAATCATACGTAAACTCATCGCGATGACGAGATCTGATTGTTTCTTGAAAGCTTTCGTCTAAATCAAAGTGTACAAAGAAGTCAAGAACTTGTAAATATTGATTAACGAGTTTATTTATCACAGGTAAATATTGTTTAATAATTTTTGTCTTAATGCCAGTGTCTTTTAACATTTCAGTTATAACACTATTATAAGAATATTGATCAGAAAGTTTAAGCTTTTCTTCTAGTAAATTATCCTTTTCAGTTACCAGTATTTCTAATTCTTCTTTTGCTTTATCTAAATCGGCTACAGCAGATCCTGTATTTTCTTCATCTAATTTACGAATACGTTCCTGCAATCTAGTAATTTGCTGGTTATTTAGATGAATTGCAGATTGTTTTTCTCTTATATCATTTAGTGATTCATTAGCGTTTTCTAAATTAGTTTCAACAGAAATAGATTCCGCTTGAATTTTTTCCATAGCGGAAGTAAGTTCTTTTGCTTTAGTTTTAGCAGTAAAAAGCTTTTCTTCTCTTAGCTGCTCGCTAATAGATTGTGAACATGTTGGACAATTTTCATTGTCTTCATAAAATTTAGCATCTTTAACTACAGATGACATCTGCTGTTTAAATTGTGCAGAATAATGTAATAAAGATTGTCTTTTATCGTGTAAAGAATTTATTTCTTTCTCGATTGGACCCTGCGACTTTTCAATGGCGGAGGAGAGTTCTTGGTTTTCGGATTGTAGTTTTTCTGACTCTTCTTTACTTGATTGTATTTCATGTTTGTTTTTTGATATGTTTGCATTTGTTAACTCCTTAACATCTCTAATATATTTATTATGAGTTTCAATTGCATTTTTAGATAGGTCTAGCTTATATGTAATATCCTTAATTATATCTTTAAGTGTACTATTCTTCTCTTTCAGTAACGTATTCATCTTTGAAAACACATTAATATCCAAAAGATCCTCGATCACATCACGGCGGTGACCCGTGGGTAGTTGCATAAACGGTATGAAAGAGGAGGAACCTAATACAACAACCTGATGAAATGACTTATGATTAAGTTTCAAAATGTTTTGTTCGAGGATCTTTTGGTATTCTTTAGCATGAGAAGACTGATTGATCATCGTATCATTTTTCCAAATCTCAAAAAGATTTGGTTTTAATCCACGTACAATTTTAAAAGCAGATTTCCCAATACTAAATTCAACCTCAACAACGCATGCTTTTTGATTAATACTATTAAGCAACTGTGGCTTATTAATATTACGATGTGGCTTGCCAAACAGAGCGAATGAAATGGCATCCAACATAGTGGATTTACCAGCACCGTTTTGGCCTACAACTAAGGTAGACTTAGAGCTGTTGAGATCAATTTCTGTAAACGTATTACCAGTTGACAGAAAATTTTTATAACGAATTTTTTTAAATTGAATCATGCAATTTCCAGAGCTTGAGCCTCTGTCATAAGTTCACGCATTTGGACTTTAATTCTATCTTTATCCAAATCAGTATCTACACTTTCAATATAGTCATCAACTAATTGACTGGTATCATCAAAAGCTAGTCCTTCATCTTCTACGTTTTCGCCTATAAACTCATTAAAGTTTTCGGCAATTTTTAATTCATGAATATCTCTATTCTGAATTCTATCAATAAAACGATCAAATAAGAAGGTATCAGATTTATTTACAACGACAACTTTGACAAATTTTTTATCTAAATTACTAACATCATAGTTATTATAATCTATTTGCTCGTCATTGTACACAATTTTTTCAAATAAAGTGTAAGGATTATGTATTTTTTGTACTTCGCGTGTTTCGGTATCTACGATATGAAAATACTTTTTATCTCCAGCATCTGACCAGAAAAATTCCATTTGACTGCCAAGATACCAAATATTGTCTTTACGAGATCCAACATGAAAATGACCGGTCATGACTAATTCGAATTTACTAAAAAGCTTATGATCCATGCCACCGTGACTTTGTACGCCTTTCATCATATCAAATCCGCTTAATTCTAAATGTGCACCTAACCAATCAGCTTTACAATCACGAATAAAATTCATCGATCTTTCATAATTGTCATTACAAATCCATGGAAGTAAAGCTAGCTTAAGCGAACCATATTCCATTACAGTAGGCTCCATCACTATATGAATCTCGTTCATATAGTGACCTAAACATTCTTTAAGAGAGTTTAGTTCATTAGTATTTTTGAAGTACGTATCATGGTTACCTGGAATAATATCCATTCTCATGCCACGTTTTCTTAATTCATTTAGGAAATGTTTACGATTGTGGTTTAGAGCTTTGAAATTTACAAACTTACGATGATCATAATAATCACCTAAGTGTACTATCTGCTCGATACCTTGTCTTTCACATTCTGGAAAGAAAATTTTATCGTAAAAGTCTTGTGAATTATTTAAAAATATTTCTGAAGAATTTCTAATACCACAATGTGTATCATTCAGAATCGCTAATTTGGGCATCTAAACCTTGCTCCACCTTTTTCATAATAACATAATCTTCGTGGATAACCCATTCAACGGTGTCACCAACTTTAAGTTTAAGGTCGGACAATATTTCATCCGGAAAATTAAAGACTACGTCTTCACCATCTTCCATTAATGTTGTTGTATATACTTTCATTTTAAAAACTCACCTAAGTCTGAATCTACTGATCTAGCTTTTCTTTTTTTCTTCTCTTCTTTTACATATTCTTTTACTTCAAAATCTTGAAGTTTTACCTTTTCAATTCTATCACGAAGATTATCAACAAAAGCACCGACAACTTGATTTGTCATGTCGTCTCCATGTTCATTGTCAACAAAGTTTTCAATACCAGATTTAGTTAGGTATTTCATTTTGATGTCTTGTTGTTTTTTCTCTTTTGCGATTCTACGTAAAAACGCATACCATGTAATTTGAGTAAAATATGCAAACGCGTTTGGTTTACCTGTTCGAGTTGCTGCTTCTAAATTATAGTTGAGAATGGCCTTTAAACAATTTTCTACAGCATCCATTACCATTTCTTCGCGGTATGTATAGCGAATAAAATTAGATTTGTGAGACAAACCTTCAGAGATCCGAAGAAAACACTGAGCTATATAATCTGGTACTTTAGGAATTTCTGTGTTGTTTTTTTGGCATTCATTAACAACAGTAACATAGTCAACCACGGCTTGAGAAAACTCTGCGTTGTTTACGTAATGTATACTTTGTTTTTTTTGTCGAGCCATAACGCTTCCTTTCATTATGTATATTATACAACAAATTAGTAGAAAAGTACACTAAATTAAAAATCTCTAAGGGGAAAAATTAACAGTGTACTTTTCTGCCAAACAGTATATAATAAATTATGGTTTTTTGAAGAGGGTAGTATACAAATTTTTTAATGCATCTTAGGCTTGAATTTAACAATGTTATCACCATCAGAAAAAGGGCCGTCAGAATCATCGTATGTAATTTCTTCATCTAAACTTAGTGAATGCATATATTGATCAAATTCGTCTTCATCTAATTCTTCTGCGGCCTTTGCAACTTCATCTAAGGGAAAATCTTTTTTATGTATATCATTTGACAATGCTAGTACACTAGTCATATATTTGTGAATTACTTTATCAGCAGGATTCATTTCACCAATGATATGACCTGAATTAATAGTTTGCAATTCATCCGGATCATCATTAAATAACATCCATGGTCTAAAGGCAAAAAATCTAACACCTTTAGCAAAATCTTCTACATTTATAATTTTTAAGGCGCGCCTCACTATGATATTAGACGATTCTTCGTCATCCCATTCGACAACTTCACAAATAATTTCATCGTCATTCGTAAGTTTAAACTGCTTTATTTCACCGGTCATATTTCTACCCTATAGGTTTTATGAATGAATTTTTCTGTATTGTATATTTTTAAGCGTTCTTCTGAATGGACAAGAGCGAAATTAATTCTGTTCTTCCAACTAATATTATCTATAATGTCATATAGATTTGTTTCTTTATTATTGTCGCTTTTTCGCAATCCTCTACCGATACTTTGCAGTACTCGAATTTGTGATTTCGAAGGTGAGGCGAATATAATATTGTGTAAATTTCTAATATTAATGCCAGTAGAAAAAGTACCAAGAGAAGCCACAATAATGGCGTCATTTTGTTTTTCAACGATACCTCGAATAGCTTCGCGATCCGAGGTATCTGTACCACCGGACACGAAAAACACTTTACGATTTTCTTGTGCCTTTTCTTCTATTAAATTAAATAAAGGTTTACCATGTTTTTCAACATAGTTATATAAGACTAATGTATTCCCCTTTTGATCAAGAGCTAAGTTCCGAATGAATTTATTCCGGCCCACATGTGATACAATGTGCTCGATTTCATCCTGATATGTTCTCTTACCAAACTCTTTACGTACTTTCTCTGCATAGTTAAGTACGATACGTTTAATGTTGAGCTTGGCGAGAGTATTGTTATCTTGTAATGCTTTTGTTGTGGTAACCTTATAAGTTCTACCGAACAAACCTTGTAAGACCAACTCATGTGTTTGAGCTCCATCAAGGGTTCCTGTTGTGCCATATCTATACTCCGCTTCTTCGGCTTTATTCATGATAGACATAAGTGATTTTGATTTAAATCCATGACACTCATCACCAAATACAGCACCAAATTGCTTAAACCATACTTTAGGTAACTTGTATATAGATTGCCAAGTACTAATGATAATTCTTTTATCCGTATTCTTATCTTTACCTGAATATATTCTGTGTACTAGATTATCTGAATCATAACCATATTCTTTAAAATCATTAAACATCTGTTCTACTAATGATGTAGTCGGAACAATAATCAATATATTGTTAGAATAATTTTCTAAATACCATCTCAGGAGAGCATATATGATAAGACTTTTCCCTGATCCTGTTGGAGATAAAAGAATTGCTCTTTTTCTGGTGATAGCTTCACCTACACAGTCAAACTGATAGTCTCGCATCGGAAAGGGTAAGGATATACACTCAACGAAGTCCAGCAGTGCCTGAGGGCTGATTTCATTTCTTTCGTATGGATCTCCATAAGAAGATGATTCAGTCTCAATAAGATACTGTCTATCTCTTGCAAATTCTTTTAAGTGATATATTAGACCTGCAGGTAATTCTCCAGTCATGATATTAAAAAGTCGTATTTTGCCATCCCATAAACGATTGCGATATGCCGGCATAAACTTATAACCAGGAACATAAAACGAAAAAAACTCGTTTATTTCCTGAGCAGTACCGCTATCACAATTAATCCATAAGTTGGCGTGACTTAATTTCCTGACTCGAATTGTTTCCACTTAATCATATTTCCAATTGTCTGATGTCGCCAAGTAACGTTGTTAATTATCTCTGTTACTGTATCTATAACATTTTTATAGTATTGTATTCTTAATTCTGATTCTTGAATTTCTGGATCTGAATCATAATAATAATCCAGCTCACCTTTAAGTATTTTAAGACCGTCAAAAGGATCAGCCTCCCAACCAAGGGCCTCAACGGTTTCTTGATCCATCTTACCATTATAGTAAAGCCATTTTTGTTTCAATAGTTTCTTTTGCTCAAACTCAGATTTTTTGAGTTGAAGCTTATAGGTTGATAAAATTTCTAGATATTTGGCATGCAACATAGGTGCTAGCCGAGAAGATTCATCTAATTTACTATTATCAATAATACAGTCTTTAGCCCACATTTCGTGGATGCTCTTCAAATCAATCATAATTACTCCATAATATAATGTTATTTATCCTGCCAAATTCTTAACTACCGAGATAGATGGACTACCATCTACGTTAGTCGTGTATGTTGCTCCTACCAATTCAAAATAAGAAAATCTAAATGAAGCTCCGAAAGTAATAAATGTTTCTCCACCAGCAGTTGATTCAAACTGAATATCAGTAAGAGCTGTTGGAATACAATCTATATATCTTACTTGTTTAGTTTTATTATTATGACTGGACAATATAGTTAAGGTCATATCTGCTGTAGTTGGCGGCATGATGCCGGCTTGATATGATGGTACTTCTACTTGATCTAATATTCTACGCATCCAAGAATACATTTCATCATATGACTTCATATTCTCGTCTAATAGAATATTAGCCTGTAATTCATTAAAGGTTAATTTATCTCCAACAAACGGGACATTTTGTAATTTCTTATAGGGAACTTCTACAGCATTAAGCATCATACCAGGATGTACAAAGCTTTGACAGAAAAATTCTAAATTCGGATAATTTTTACGATCAAGCGATATCTTGAATGATGTAGGCTGTAAATAGTTAAAGTTATCTGTTAATTCTGCCACGTCATGTACCTCTACTTCCAATTGGTTTACAAATGTATTCTATAGAATCCCAATCTCCATCAGTAGGTATCTTCACATATTCTATTAGCATTTCATCACAATGTTCTTTAGTTGCAAACCATTGAACGTCTTGTTCTACACAAGTTGAGCCTAAGCATGCGGTAAGTAATATATGCCATAAAGTTTCCATACATCTATTTATATAAGTTTCACATAAAAAAAGAGCAGCCGAAGCTGCTCTTAAGTTTATTATTTTTAGAATTAAGCGCCGAGGATATTGTCGACACGGAAAATTCTGTAGTACTGGTTATTTCTAACAGTAGCTGACAGATTATCTTGTGGGGTGCCACCAACAAATGGGTTAGCAACCATACCATAGCGAGTCTTAAATCCAATTTTCGGCTGGAATGTTTCTTCACCGACTGCACGTACCATTGTTAATGGAACGTATGGGCAATAGAACAGACCTGCGTCATATGGGTTAGTACCTTTATAGCCAACGTTTACATAGTTAGCTGTTGCATACGGGTCAATATAGACTCGTGTACGACCGTTAAGTACACCAGCAAATGTGCTGCCTGTGTCATCAACGTTAAGGTTTGTAGAAAGTGCTGGTGTATAATCCAGCATACCAGCTGCTGAAAGTGCAGAAGCTACGTCAGACGAGCAGACCATAAAGTTACCTTTACCTCTACGTGTCTCTTTAGCAATTGTGTTACACTCACGCTCGATCTGAAGAATCAGACCTTTGAACTTCTCAACTGACCAACGACCATCTGCATCTGTCTGTACGTCGAAGATACCGTTGATAGCTGTGTTAGATGTTAATGCACCAGTCTTGGCTTGTGCATTAATTGAGCGAACAACTTCACGGTTGATTTCAGCCATGATTTCTGTTGAAAGAATATTAGCCAGCTCTGTTTCAGCATCTAAGCCATGAATAGCTTTAAGATCCTGTGCCAGTTCCAGAGAATATTCAGCTTTCAGTGCACGTGACTTGGCAGTGACTGTTGCTTTCTCAATGGTAAAGCCCATTTCTGCGAAAGCCTCGGTATTATCGCCAAGAGCTTCAGCTTCAGCTGTTGTATATGCATCACCTGCATAAGGACCGGTACGCTGATCATCAAGGTTAGAGTCTTGAGCAGCTGAATCGATACCAGAAAGACCTGAAGGACCATCTGTACCGTTTCCAGTTGTAGCTGAATCGCCAGAAAAACCAACTGCTGCTTCGTTAAACAGTGCTTCATCACCATCAGAAACACCAGCTTTAGTTGTACGATACTTAGACTTCATCGCAAAGATTAAGCCTGTTGGACCAGACATTGGCTGTACACCGCAGATGTCATATGCCATAAGATTTGGCATAGCACGACGTACGAGAGCAATTAAGACTGGGTTCCAGTTAGCAACACCCGAACCTGTGTTCATTGTTGGTGCGGCTTCGTTCATTACTTGCTCTTCACGAAGAGCAACTTCTTGGTTTTCCAGAATTGCAGCTGTTACTGCTTTTCTGTGATTATCTTGGATAGTGCCTGCAGACTCTTCGTTGAGTACTGGGGCCCATTTTTCCATTAACTTATCGTAAGATTGCATTTTGGACTCCTAAATTACGATTGTGTTGCTTTTAAAGCAGAGATATACTGTGCCATTGAGCCAGAGGATTCTACGATATCATCGCTTTCATCTGTATCAATATCAGCTGTCTCAACGTTTACTGACTCTTTAGTAAAGTATGATTCTTTGACAGTAGCTACTTTCTTAGAGAAAGTCTCTTCATCGTCGAAGTCTACATCTTCTACTAAAGACTTAAGTTTTGCAATTTGAGTGTCTGCAAGGTCTTTTGAATGCTCAGCAATAATTGCATCGCGCTTATAAGACTCTAACTCTTCTGCCATTGCGATTGCGTTACCAGTTGTGCTATTGAGTTTTTCCTCAAGCTCTTCAACTGTTTCAGCGAGTTCGTCAACAAGATCGATCTTGGACTCAGGAACTTCGATGTATGACTCTGTGAACAGATCTTTCAGATTGTTCATGAAGCCTTCAGCGATTTCCGTACGGAGACCAGTTTGAATTGCTAACTTGTTGTCTTCCATCCAGTTTTCAACTACGTAGTTAAGATAGCTGTCTACTTTCTCTACGAGGTCCTCTTTTGTAGAATTGATTTCTGCATCGAGTTCTTCGTTGTACTTTTCTTCAAGACGATCAATTTCCTCGGCCAGTTTTGACTTGATAGCTGCTTCGAAAATTACCTCTGCCTTAGCTTTGAAGTCCTCTGAGAGAGTAGCTTCTTCGTTAACTAATGCATTAAGGTCTGCAGAGAAGTCTGCTTCATAGTTGAGCTCAGGAGCATCTACTAATTCACCTTCTTCTTCTGTGCTTTCAGCCATCAACTTTTTAAGTGCGACAGCCAGATCCTCTTTTTTCATGCCAGCCATTTTATTATAAGCTACATTAATCATACCAGCTTTTGTACCAGGCATTTTAGGCATTGGATCTTGTTTTGTTTGATCACCCTTACGCTTTGGAGCAGTCTTACCGGCATCTTCTGCTTTATCAACAGAAGCGATAGACTGTGCTTCAGCGTTTTTCGGATCGTGAGCTTCTTCCACGACTTCGTTGTCATCATCGTGGAGTTCAACTTCCTGATTGATTTCAGTCATCTAATTGACTCCTTATACTTTAGATTTGACCAACGAGAGGAAATTCTTAAACTCACGAACCTGAGTCTCATAGAGATCAGCGCGTGGAGCTTTGATAATTTCAGTCTCCATTTTTTCAATTGTTTGAGCTTCGATAATGCCATTGTTCCAAACCCATTCTACGCCTTCCATAATTCCATTAACAAAAGCGCTAGGTGCAGATGGATCTTGTACGATATCAACGGCGTTGAGGAGAAAATCTGGTTTCACAACCATTGCTCCCCCACTTTGCTGCAAACTTCCCATACCACGAGTCGAAACACCCAGATTGACCCCGCCTTCGAGAAGACCTTTTACAATCTCACCCATAGGAGTATTCAAAATGCGTGCCTTGCCCACAACATCGTTCCCTCTCCAATCGAGGGATTCAATCTTGTGAGAAACTTTATCTAAATTAACAGTCGGTCCTTCAGGGTGATTTAATTCACCAACCGCACGACCTTTAACGACTTGTTCTGTGTTGTACTTATCAACAGCAGATTCCATTACGTCACGCGGATATATCCGACCGTTACGATTCTTTGTTTCTGCTTGCATAAAGATACCTTCAATAGAATATGATTTCTTACCATTTTTTTCTTCGGTAAGAATCTCTAAATTATCTTCGGTATATTCTGCAATCAGTTTCATTTTACTTTACCTGTTTAACGTATTCCATACCAGCTTTTTTAGCAATATTGAGATTAGGATATGTGTCAAGTTTTTCCCTATCAATGTAGGTAGTAAACTTACCTTTTTCTTTATGCACCATTACTTCAATACCTTTTACTTTAGTATCGAATACATGCTCACCAGGCGGCATGCCTTTTCGTAGCGCCTCTCTTATTTCTAAAAAAGTTTTCATTACTCTTCTTTGCTATTATTTATAATTTTATTATTTTCTACTCATATTAATATTTAGCTGTCAACATCTTCTTCATATTCTTCTTCCGCTTCATCGCCGACCTCTGTCTCATCGTCAGATTCATACTCTTCACTATCTTCGGCATCGGCTTCTTCATCAGCTCTGTCATCATCGTCTGACTCAAAGTCGAGATCGAGTTGTTCGTCTTCTGGTTCTTCTCCATTGAACATTTGCCCCGCTAATGCAACTTTAGCCTGATCTAATAGATCAGCCATCTTGTCATTCATCATAGTGTCAAACACTTGATTAGCTTTATTGAAGTCTTGATCAAGAGCATTCTGAATTAAGTCTTTTGTAAGTTCACTCATAATTTTTTACCTTTTTAATATTGTTGCCCATCGCCTTCGTTAAGGCCAGTAACACCACCCATATCTCCTACATCTGATGTAGAGCCTTCGTTTGCCCACACAAATTTTTCTATACTTTTATAATTACTAGTCTGTGCACCTATGTAATATCCAGCAGTTGTAGAACTACTAACAGCAATTTCTGATACGCCACCACCTGATGAGTTAATAGTTCCTGCTGTTGAAGCTGACGCATCACTTGCAAATAAATGTTTTTTGATATTACTGCCAGCAGACATAGTTGAAAAGTAACCAGCCGTTGCATCATTTGTTGCCACACCATATGATGAGGTGTCTAGATCACCTACAGAAGTTCCAGTGACACTAGTTGAATGTGCAAATTTTTCTACTTGATTATCCATACCATGGCCACAAACATAACCATGAGTTGTACTTGTAAATGAACCGCGGGGGATTGTGGTCTGAGCAAGATCACCGACGTCTGAAGCATTTTCATCAGTTGAAAATGAATATCTTATAATGTCTGATTGCGCCGGCGAATTACCTCCAGCATGGTAACCATGAGTATCCGATGGACCGCCTTTACGATAATAATATGTACCAGTATCATCACCCACGTCAGTAGCATTTCCAGTTGAAGCCATGGAAAACTTATCAATTATATTTCTAGTCGCAAATCCTGGTCTAACATAACCGCCAATATAATAACCATGTGTAGAAGAGGAGTTACTACCTCCTAGCTGTCTTCCGACTGTTAAATTACCAATAGATGATGTTGTTGATTCATTTGCAAATGAAAATCTACCAAT